GTAATGCTCTGCTGATACAGCAGAACCCATCTGACCGCTTTCTACTGCCTTATCTCGTAGCTTCGCTAGTTCTATAAGATGCGACTCCTTATCTACAAGGGAACGAGTGTCTTGCTCTGCAAGAAGTCTTGCGATCTCGTCCTTAATTTCCTGTTTTTTCATCAAAGATGAACCCTGTTTACTCGCTTGAATTCCTGTCTTGTATCCTGCCAATTCACAAGCCTCCTTGTTAGACAAGCCTGTAGACTTGTACTTACAGAACAAGCGTTGTTTTACGGACAGTTCGGTACGATCCTTACTGTGTGTACTTGTATGCTTGAGACTCTTATTATGGGTATTTTTTGCCATAGGCAAAAGCATACCAAATACTGTATCCAAAAGCTACCTTGCGCAACCCCTTATTAGAATATATGTTGACATATATTATAATGCATCTAAACTACAGTGGTGTTGGAGAGGTATGTTTAAACCCCTGAACGTAAGTGAAGGGGATTTAAACAACCTCTCTAACAACTACAACAAAATCAACCGGAGTGAACATGAAAAACTCAAACATAACAACCGAAGCTTTGCTTGACTGGCTTAGCATTAACTTTCCCACTAGGGATTCACTTGAACCGATCAAGCGTATGATCGTACGTTTCATGATGGTTAGGCACTATCCGAAGCTACGCTTTGACGACATTGAGTACAGATTTGAAGCCGATGAATACTGGTTTCTTTTCAAATGGATGGATCACAGCGAATTAGTTGAATGGTGTGATGAATCAGGCGATTCAATGGATGGATACGTAGACCTTTACAGCGTTGCTGTTCATGTCATAGAGCAAAACGAAGTTTTAAACAAATGGAACGAACAAATAGCCAAAGGCTAAGGAGTAAACATGGAAAACAACAACATAGAGTCTATCTTAGATAGCATTGAAGATAAATACCAAGCCGGATTGCTTCACACGTTTGAGTACAGACGATCACTACGAACCATATCCAATATGGTTAATGAGCGTTTGGATGCCATAGCGGACAAGGAATTGTGTGAATGGAATGATGATAACAAGCGTAGGGCGAGAATAGATGCTTTTAAAGCAGATGCTCTAAAACGACATAAAGGCTAGGCGAAAGGCACAGCTTTTAGCTGAATCAAAATCTTAATTAAAACAGGTAGTTTAAAACCCCTGAACGTAAGTGAAGGGGTTTAAACAACCACCAACAAAATATGGAGTACGTTATGAACGAAAAACCAAAGTTCTCTGAAAGAGAGACATGGCTGACTGAAGGTGCGGATCAGATTTTATCTGACATCTTCAAGGACGAAGCCGACAACATACCTAAGTACAGGGTGGCATGTGGTTATCCACCTAGACACAGAGGTGGCAAAGTTATGGGTGTTTGCATAAATGCAAGTGTCTCTAACGATGAAACATTTGAGGTATTTATCAACCCATCCATCGAAGATGGTCTGACAGCACTTGACATCCTTACACACGAACTTGTACATGTAGTTGACATGAACGAGTCCGGACACAAGGGTAACTTCGTTAGGATTGCTAGGAAGATCGGTCTTGAAGGCAAACCTACAGAATGTAGAGCCGGATACAAACTAAGCAAGGAACTGAAATCTATTTCAGATCGTCTAGGCAAGTATCCACATGGATCAATCGGAATAGATTTTTCAAAGAAACAATCTACTAGGATGCTCAAGATATACTGCACAATCGAATCCTGTGGATTTCACTTCCGAACAAGTGCATTTCAAATTGATAAAATCAATTTCTATGACACCGCTTGTCCGGCTTGTATGTGTGATAACTCACTTACATGGGATTAGTAAACAGAATGTTTAAACAATTTAACCTACCAACAAAGGGGTAAACTGATACTGACTATATCAAATGAACGCTTAGTTAGCGTGGCAGAATCTGCCAAACAACTACTAGGATTCCCTTGCTCTAAAGAGCAACTGGATAACATGGAACGCAAGACGTTAAAACGTCTAGCTGTAGAACTAGGTCAACGTGCCAGTCGTATGACTGATGAGGAATTGATCGAACTGTACAACAGTTTTGATGCATCCAAGCATGAATACGAAGGTGATGACGAGTCACCTGACGTTGAGGCAAAGCCTGATCCACAGCCTGATCCTGATGGTGAAAGCGAGAGTGAAGGTGAAAGCGAGNGTGAAGGTGAAAGCGAGGGTGAAGGTGAACAGCCGAAGCCATCCTTTGTACCGAACACTCCTATGGAAGCCGAACTTGCTGACCTCATACGTAGAGTGCATGAATCAATCGAACACGAAAGTGGTACTGACATTGAGAAAGTGCAATCTATGATTGATGAGCAATCAAGGGAAACAATTTCCGGCATCACTTCATTAATGAAGAAGCATGTGAACAGACCGCCAATCAAGATTGAGATCAAAAAGCCTGATGGCAAGAAGATCGAGGTCGATGGTATTCACCATGAGAAATCACCGGAAGTCTTACAAGCCTTGTACAGAGGTGATCGAGTGATGCTTGTAGGTGGTGCTGGAAGCGGTAAGACATACATGGCTCAGCAAATGCACAAAGCACTTGCCAATATGCTTGACCAAGATGACTACGAATTCGGAATGTCCGGTGCTATGCACCAAGCATACGAGGTCAGAGGATACATGGATGCCAATGGCAACTACGTTGAATCATCCTTTGTCAAATGCTTTCGTGATGGTGGACTGTTCCTGTTCGATGAAATCGATGGATCAAATCCACAAGCATTGGTTGCCCTCAACGCTTCGCTTGAGAATGAATTTTCTGACTTCCCATGCGGTGTCATCAAGCGTCATCCGAACTTCCGTATGATTGCTTGTGCCAACACTTATGGACGAGGTGCTGACCGAGAGTACGTAGGAAGGAATCAACTGGATGGCGCAACACTAGATAGATTCAAGCCAATCGTAGATTTTGACTACGACATGTCGCTAGAACTAGCGGTGACACCTAATCCAAACTTCACGAAGGTCGTACAGACACTACGTAAAGCGAAGGATGACATGCGAATCAGACACATCATATCCATGAGAGCATCAACGTCCGGTGGCAGAGCCATCAACGATGGTGTCAAATTCAAGGATGTCATTGAGAACTACGTTCTTAGTGGACTGGATGATGACACAAAGAAACGCATCATAAGCGAAGCCGGTGGTTTAAACACTCTAAGCCGATTAAACAAAACCGGCACAACTAAAACTAAAACTGCTTCTGATGCAGTTAAACAGGAGAGCGCATAATGCCTAAACGTAAAACACATAAAGCATCATACACCTATGAAAGCTTTGACGAAATGTTGGATATTGCTTCCGATACTAGTCTGCCTGATTGGGAATCAGTACACGATAGTTCATGCTCTAGTGTAAGTAATGCAAAGAGCATGGATTGGTGTAGAAACACCTCGCTAGATGAAGCCATACAACTTGCAAGATTTGGTTGGAAGGAAGGTGCGGACATGATGAGCAGAGAATTGGAATTGGCACGTAAGTCAACGCAGTTTGAACGCTTACCTGACTATGAGTATGACGTAGCCGGATATATACCTAACGTTCCATTGTATGTATCCGGATCACCTACACATATGATGTCACCGATTGGCAGTCAAACATCATCCAAGCCAACCATAGAAATAATGGTCAATCTTTCAGCATCATGTGGAATCAATGCAGAACGAATGGCTTACAAAGGTGCTGGAATCTTATCTCTTGTAGATAAGCTAGAAGATAGCGGATTGTCTTGCCACGTGACCTGTACAGAGTATGTGAAAGAAGGTTCATCGTTCATGTATTGGGAATTTCCAATCAAGAAAGCCGGTATCCCTATGGATATTGACAGATGTGCTTTCGCTATAATTCATCCGGCTCTACTACGTAGGATCATGTTTAGGATGATGGAACTGGATAACGATGCATACGAGGAATTTAGTGATGGATATGGCAGTCCGGCAGATGTTCCACAGCACATGCGAACCGGAAAGATTTACTTTCCTATGACAAACAACTTCAATCCATACTCGATTGAGGAAGCTGTGAATACAGCAGTAGAAATGTACGAACATCAAACCAATGGAAAAGATTGGAATGGACGTAGTGTTTAAACAACTTATCAACAACAAATGCACAAAGTGCAAGGAGTGAAAATGAAAACAATTAAATCAAAACGATTTGGTCATTGGGAATTACGTGAGGATGGATTATCCCAACACAATGCAACATCCAAGCAGATGCGTAGGTTTCTCATGGACAGGGGTATGACCAAGAAACAAGCGATTAGTGAGACACGTGAAATGAAAAACAACGAGTGTTGGTATGATGCAACAGGCAAATACAAGGTCGTTTTACACGAACTAATCAAGGGTACGTCAAGGCATGAGCAACTGGTGCATGATGAAGATGCAGAGGGTGTGACGTGGTTAAGCATACGTAGGATTGATGATCCATCAATATACCTATGCGATTGGAGAGACATGCAGACAATTAAGAATGACCTGTGTTCTCCAACGAGAGAAGCTATGGAAATATATCCTAGCGAGGAACGAGTGCATGATACGAGTAATGTGTTTCATTTGTGGGTGTTGCCGGAAGGTGCGTTTGTTCCGGTGGGATATATGCATGGTGTCGATGTGAATGACACCGAAGATAAAACACAACGAAAACTTGACACTTAATATTTTTAACTACCTGAACGATAGTGAAGGTAGTAAAAATAATAAACAATAAGGAAAAATTATGAAATCAGAAAATGAAAATCAATCCCAATGGAATAAATTGCTTGATGATCTTAGAGACTCAGGCGAAATGAATATGTTTGGTGCGGTTGGTTATCTAGTTGATAACTATGGTCTCGAAAGATCAGATGCATCACGTATCTTCACAGAGTGGACAAAGACCTATTCGTAGGTCTTTTCCAAATGTTTAAACAGTTAATGCACCAAAGGTGCAAGGGGTAATACATGAAAAGAATAACCATTGATTTTGACATGCCGAAAGGCTTTCTCACACAGGGTGATGTGTGGATGTTGAAAAATGCATTGTATGTCGTAATGAATCAGGATGCACATGACCAATTCACGTTGGATCGAGCGTTGGAAATCATAGCTGTAAGGGTGATTGGTGATGACGTTAGTGTTTACGAAACAGATATAAATAGTGGGGCAAGGAAATGAGTGAAATTTTGGAAATCATACCTGTAAGGAAGGAAGTGAGTGAAATTATTGGAATATGCGATTCATGTGAAGAATCAATGGATGAATATTGGAATCCACAAACTTATGAAGAACACAAACTTTCATATCAAGGAAAAAAATATGGTTTGCTTTGCGAAAATTGTGTGACTGAAATTAGTGATCATTTATCACCGGATATATACGAAACAGATACGAAAGCAGAGCATGAGTATGTACCTACTACGAGTGATATTGCCGGATACGATGAACACATGGCAGAAATGAAAGGTGAAATGTATCGTCCATGATTTAAATCAATGCACCAAAGGTGCAAGGGGTAAGAAATGAAAAACAAAGATAAAACGTTTAAACAATATAACATTGCCGAACATGATGAACATATGGCAGAATCGTTAGAAGAAGCAGATAAGCAAATGCTTATTGATGATGTCATGGTCGTTATAAATTCAAACAAAGACAATGTGTATTGCACTAGGCAAGAACTCGCTAGAAAGATCATCGTGATATGTCAATGGGATTTAGATTAGTCAACGTATGTTTTAATAACGTGTTGACACAAACCAGTATCATCTATAAGATGGTATTATTAAACCAACAAAAAAATATAGGAAAACAATTATGGCTAAGAAAGCTAAAAAAGATAAAAGCCCTTTGAGTGAAAGGGAACTCTCAAGAGACATCCAAAAAGTTGTAAAAGACTTAGCGGATCACCTAAACGTAAACGTACAAGAAGCGGAAGCAAAAATATTAGATGCCTTTGAAGATGATGAGGAATTTGATCTCTCTGTTGCTATGGCTAAGATTCATTCTGAATTAGATTACGTTATGTGTAATGTCATCAACGAAGCAATACACAGATATGCAGATGAGGAAAATGAGGACAGGAGTGAAACGTTTAAACAGGTTAACTCCGGTCATGTTCTACATTCATTCATTACTTCTTTGTGTGTTCAGATATTCTTGAGGGCAACGGACAAGCAAATGGGTATTGATCTTATTGAGAATAGCATCACAAAAGATTCATTAAATGAAGCTTATAAAATAGCTAAAGCATTAGAAGAAAACCTGATCATCGAAAAAGATAACTCACACGAAGGATTAAAAAATCTTCAAGACCAAGAAGGTCAGAGACATCTTGCAGATGAAATCAATCGTGCCTTTGATGATGCTGAGCCAACGATTCACTNAACCAACCAAACATATTATTTTTAACTACCTGAACGTAAGTGAAGGTAGTAAAAATAATAAACAGCAAAACTGAGGAACTACATATGCTAAACGTAAACGAAATGATACAGGTCTGCCATGTATTTGAATCCAAATACAACAGGCAAGGGCAAAAGAATTGGTGCTTGAGCAACATTGAGACTGAGGACGAAGTGCAATTTACTAAATTGGTTATCCGTAATTTGAAAGGCTATAGACACACTCTATACGCTACGGATGAAACAATCGCTAAAGTGCATGATTACTTTGGTATTGACGATGATATGGCTGATGAAATAGTTGTATCAACATTTCAGGTTTCATACTAGGGGGATATGTGATGGATGAACAAAAGTGTGTATGTGGCGATGTAATAAGCGAGGATGTTCTAAAAGAATTTTCCTCTGAGGAATTACAAGCCTTGAATGACTTGCTTGATGGTGTGATTACAGCAGATGGCATACAAGTTTTAGAAAACTTTATTGAACAGAGGGCGCAATCGTGAAGAAGAAAAATATAGTCAAAATCTACAAGGTAAAACACCTGACCAATGGTGATAATCCAATGCCTTACGCTACGGAAAATAGCGTAGAAATCGTTGAGTATGACGAGGGTGAACAACCATCACTTGCAGACATGAAAACATGGGTACGTAGTGGCAACAATTCGATGATTGAACTCATCAAAGTCATACATGAGGGCAAGACATGTCATGCAGTCATAAACGAGGAAGGCAAGTTAATTGACTTGCCATTTAATTTAAACGCTACGATTGAATACCAAGCATGGCTACGTGAGAACGACTTGCTTGTGAATGATGTGATCGTGGGTAATTGTGCAGTAATAACTAACTTTGAACTGGAGTGAGTGATGAGTAAAAATAAAAAGAAATCTAATGCAGATATGTATCCATACGACTACGATTCGATGGTTTGGAATGGAGAAAAAATGTATTCCAAATCTGAAATTGAGTATGGGAAAAGAATGAGAAAAGCATTTGATGTTAATTCTAAAGGATTTAAAGCTAAATAATTACTTATTAGCGATAGTGAAATAAGTAATTAATTACAAGGAAAAATATATGTATGAACTGAGCGAAAAAGACACAGCCAACATGANCTTAGATGTAAGGTTTGAGGAAGATGGCACGATAAACATTCGTGCTATGGATAGAGACACAGGTGGCGACAACGTTGTATCGTTTGTCGANTTGCCTAATGCATTTGCACACAATGCAGTTATGCAGATGCTGACCAGTTTTGCTAAGCGATTGGCAAATAAAGAGGGGATTCCGGTAAGGTTTGAAGATGTTTAAACGCTTCACGAATCCCCAAAACTATAACAACAAAACAAAAGGAGTAAATTATGGGTGCTGACCTATACATAACAAACGAAATACAACCGCTACACAATAAGCTTCAACCTCTGTTTGAAGATGCGATTGATAAGCGTGATGCAATAGAGGATAAAGACTCTAGGGAATACGAACTTGCAACTGAGAAAGTTAATGGTTTATACAATGAATTGTATCCGGAGTCATGCTACTTTCGTGATTCATATAATCCGTACAGCGTTCTGTGGGCATTAGACTTGTCTTGGTGGACTGATGTGATTCCCATGTTGGATGATGGCAACCTTCCGCCTGAGAAAGCACAGGAATTAATCGACATGGTTAAGGATAGTGAAATTGATCTAAGATCAGATCAACAAGAAATAGGTGTTGAGTATTTTGAAGATCGCAAACAATCTTTGATTAAATTCTTACAACGCTCTGTAGATAGCGGAGAACCAATAGAGTGTTCTCTGTGATCCCCCCGATGCCCGTAGGTGTTTAAACGCTTACGGGCATTATCTTATGTCAACCATTGATTAACATGACAACTTCATGTTAATATTCAGTTTCAACAAAATAAAACGAGGACAATATGGACAATATAGAATTTGAAAAAAGATACATGGAATTTACAAACAAACACGATCACGTCTTATGGGATAAGCGTGAGAGTCTTGGTTTATTCCTTGATAAAGTGTTTGTAATAGATGATGGTGAATCGATACCACAAAAAGAAGAAGATTGGGATTTGGCTTGGTCTTTGTTCATTGATGTGTATCAACATGCATTGAATATTAGCGAGTACAAACAATACCTAGAATATTTTATGTATGAGCATTGGGATATGCGGTCAATGCTTAACGCTGTTAAGTACCACGATGCTGACGATGCAAAAAAGTTATTGAAGATTTGGACTGAAGATGAAGTGACTGTTTATCGTGGTGGACATGAGGAAGATCGTTTAAACATTTCATGGACGCTTAACAAAGATTTAGCAAAATGGTTTGCCACTAGGTTTTGGTTTCCTGAACACATGGTGGGCGAAGATTACAGGGGTATGCCTGTACTGCACACAGGGAAAATACGTGGCAGAGACATTGCCTTGTATCTAAATACAAGAAGCGAAGAAGAATGTATTGTTCCCATGCCTGAAAATTTTGTTGATGATTTAGAAACACAAACGCTGACAGAGCATGTGAAAAGAAAAGACAGAGCATGTGAAGAAATGGTACACAGATGCCTAGACGTAATCAAAAGCCATACTGGTTGGATACTGCCCTTTCATTAAGAAAGGGTGGTGCAACCCTTAAACAGATTTCAAACAAAATTGATATACCCATATCAACAGTACGTTATCAACTGTATAACAGTCTCAATCCGGAACAATACGATAAGTATTGCAAAGAACCTAACAGCCACGAATCAAAAAGCAGAACAATAAAAATTTTAGCCCTAAAGGAAGAAGGGCTAAATGGTAATCAGATTGCACAGCTTGTTGGCGTATCACGCCAATACGTGTATAAACTTCTTCGCTTGAAAATAGAGCAAGAAGAAAAACGCTTGGATTATTTAGTAAATAAAACTTTACTGGAGAAACAAGAAATCAAACCCCCCAAATAAATAGAGGTATAACAATGTTTAAACACTTTAAAAACATGAAGTTCAAACAGCTAACACGTTTTTACAACTGGCTGTTCGTTTTGGATGAAACAAAATCGAGCGCAGNCAAGGTTGAAAAAGAAAAGCATGATAGTAGTCCGGTCAAAAAGAAGTAAGACTGAAACCAAAAGCAAAACCTGTGGAAGCCAAACGTGCTAGAACGGAATCAGGTAGGTACAAAGCTGACGATAAGTCTACTCCTGACATCAATGAAGCATGGGTTGGTGGCAAGAAGCCAACCAAGAAAGCTAAGAAACGATGATCTAATCCGGTAGCCATCCATCCGCATCATCTGCGGATGGATATCCCCATGACTTGTTGTATCTACCACTAATGTAATCGTACTCAAGTTCAACCGATCCAATCTGTCCTGACTGTTTAAACCGCATCTTCTTCGTGTGTATGCGCACTTCCTTGCTTCCTTTCGTGAAGTCTCTTTCAACAATCAATATCACATCTGCCTTGTTTGCTAAAGTTTGCACTACCGGCAATGTCATAAGGCTCAACCATTGGGAATGTTCCATCATGCGATCTTCTCATCTTAGCCGGATGTGCGACAAAGAAAATATGTACGGAGTAAGTTTGTTGCGAAGCGTTTTAGTTTGTCTCATCATCTGTGAGACATATTCGGTCTCAGTCATTCCACTAGGTCTTTGATGGTCAAATTCATTATACGGATCAAGTATGACCGCATTGACTCCATAACGTAGTACGCTTGAGATCAATGCCTGTATGCACCAGTCAATCGTAGGCGACTCATCTTCTGCTCTTACAAAGAAAAAAGTGTTGAGCAATCCAATCATAAGCATCAAGCAATTCTTCTTCTTCCATCTGTTTAACCCAAGTGGTCCTTCCTTGCCGGTTTCCCAACGTATTTCTCTGACAGCTTGTTTAAATGGTCTGAAACAGGATTCTCAAAGCTACACATAGCGAACTTGTAATCGTGTTCTTTCGCCATATTGACTGCTATAGCATCAATGAATTCTGACTTTCCGCAATTCGGCACACCTGATACGATTGTCACCTCACTAGGGCGCACTTTAAATATCTCATCCATGCCTTCAATTCCTGTGGTAAGACCTGTCCTCAAACCACCTCTGAACAACTGCAATCCTTCTTCCATAAAAGCATTCGCTGTGTATAAGGATTTAATTGGATATGGCTCTGCGCTTTCATAACATTGTTTCAATGCATCTTTAGAATGCATCCAAACTTCGTTTGCATCCTTGAACTCGTCCGGATAAACAATAATAAAACATCTTTCTCTGCCAACCCTACGTGCAATTTCTTCTCTGCANTGTATTCCGGCTTCATCGGAATCTAAGGCAAGATATATCTTCTTGTATTTTTCTATATCAAATGTGGAAAGCCACTCCATCTTCCTATCACTTGCGCCATCAGGAACTGAAATAACATTCTCCGTGATCCCCATCGCAAATCTTCCAAGTCAACGCATCCATTTCACCCTCGCAGATCAATAACGCCTCTCCTTCATCGTTTAAACAGTCTGTAAGATATGGAACTCTCTCGCAATCAGGAAGTTGTGCATAGTTTTTGTCTGCACTTCTAAACTTAATGTTGCATGGCACTCCTTGTTCATCCTTGTAAACAAAGGCTATGCAGTCCTGTCTCTTACCGCCTACATAATGCGATGCTATCCCTACACCATATCTCTCTGCTACATCCATGCCTATTCCACGCTCATCAAAAAATATTTCTCCCCACGTGCCTTTCAAGCTTTTCGTGTTAGGTATTTGTGCCGGTTTTTTGGGCGCAGTTTTTCTAATTGTGGGTGGGCGTTGCAAACTTTCCTTCCATACATTTCCTTCCCATTGACAATGATGGCATCTCCATCTTGCGCCTTGAGTATCTATATTTACGCTCAAGCATGGATCACGACTGTTTTTTCTATTGGGCGAACATTGTGGACATGTTGTTTTGTGCTGTCCTTCATCGTAGTTTCTTAAAGTTATCCCCTGTTCTTCTAGTTTTTGGTAAATCGGTTTAGTAATTTCTGTTGTTGTATTCATGGCATCCTCTTAAATATTGCTTTGCCGGAAGAATCTACTTTTCTTCCGCTATCGTCCGTTTTGTTTTCTTTGGCAAACTTTGCATCAACACTCACTAAATAATTTACTGTTGAAATGAACCATCTTTTTCTTGCTTTATCGTCTGCTTCTTGCGAAAGCCATACATCCCTAGACATCAATACTGCATCTAGGTTAGGTATGTTCTTGAAAGTTTTTCGCCACGTATCGTAATCTTTTTTGGTAAGTCTGATGACTTTCCCCTCAAAAGCGTATTCTTTACTCATTATTTACTCCTCAATTTTTTTTAATTTTGTTGGAATTTTATTTCTATCTTATCGCTATAACCTCTACATGCTTTCCGATGAAATCCGAGAATTTGCGCATAGGCAAACATCCTGTACAAGTACAGGTTTTACCTATTGCACATGCTCACCGAATCAACCTCGATAGTGCGCATTGTGTTAGTTGCGCTAACCACACAATTTGACTGCTACTTCCTTAAAATATGCGCTTCAAGGTGGACAGCGTTCAGTCTTTCGGCATCGCTTTTGGCTACGTCCACATCCCAATCTAACCAGTAAATTAACAAGCCGATCCGTCTTATCCGAAAACTTGTTAAGTTTTTATTTTTAAACTATAATTATTTCTTAGTCAAGTTGTTTACTCAATTATGACACTCCGGCTCTCTTTTACCATAATAGGAGAGAGTCACTTTGTTGGAAAGGTGAGGGAACGATCTTCAATTAAAGATATTTACTCCTCAAGTTTTAACTTTTATTGTATCTTCGTTCCCAATCCTGACTCATTCCAATCACTTATCTCATTCACGAAAACATCTACTCTTGGATCATGCTTGTCTAAATATTTCTCCAGAACTAATCGTTTAAACTGTCTATCATTCTTGTACCAGACACCTTCCAGAGCATCCAGAACCAGAGAAGCATCCAGATCAGGTCTCCTACTGCTGTAATAAATTTTTATATTTGCTTCTAAATCACCTTCCAATAATGGTTCAATTCTTTTTGCTTGTGCTTGTAAGTCTTTTACGAAAGCGATTGCCTTTGACGATTTTATAAATCTTGGTTTTCCTTTTATGGTCACTAATCTTCTTGAATTTGCTTTTGAGACACACTCTCCCTTGAACTGTTGGCTGTATATTTTTGGCATATTTTTTAGGTTTATATAAATTATTTATGTTTTATTTGACAACACATCTTAACATGTTTAAGATACATTTACATTTAGGATTTGTAATATGAAATATACCAACGACACAGGCTTACCTGAAGTCTTTGCAAAAGCAGTAATGCGAGACACGTATTCACGTGGCAAAGCAGACATATCAGCGACTGGTTTGCTCAAAGCACCTCGTCAAGCCTTCCTTGAGTATCAACACGATGATGAAATCGTGGTTGATGTTTCAAAACAAGTGTGGTCTTTGTTTGGAAGGGCGTGTCATAACATTTTAGAAAGTGGCACAGCGAAGGGGTACATAGTGGAACAGCGTTTCTTTACTGACTGTAGCGGATGGACAGTAAGTGGTCAGGTAGATGTTCAAAGAATTGATCCGGATGGCATTGTCCTTATGGATTGGAAAACTCGTAAGGCTTATGCGGTGATGAATGGTCGCGATAGCGATACACAGCAACTAAACATATATGCTTGGTTGCTACGTAGGAATGGCAAGGAAGTCAAAGACTTAAAAATTGTCAATATTATCCGTGATCATTCATCATTTGAAGCAGAAAGAAATCCAAAATATCCACAAACAGAAGTGGTAGTCACAGACATAGACCTATGGACTTTTGCAGAGCAAGAAGAATTTGTTAGGCAGAAGATAGAAGCACACCAACTGGCATCAATAAATCTTCCTGATTGTACTCCGGAAGAAAGATGGATGAGACCGGACAAATTTGCAGTAAAGAAAGACGAAAATTCCAAGAGAGCATTCAAAGTTTGCGATTCTATGGAAGAAGCAGAAGAAGTTTTAAAGAAAAAAGAAGGGTACATGATTGAAGTAAGAAAAGGCGAACCAACAAAATGTCAAAGATTTTGTGATGTCGCAAAGTTTTGTACTCAATATCAAGACGAAATTAAAGCAATAGGAGAAGAAAGTGGAAGTAAATGAACACACAGGAGAAGTAATGCTACAACTAATGAGAACAAGCAAAGAACTAAACGAAATAGCAAAAGCGTTAGCAGATGCACAAGCTAAGTTTCCGGTTTTGCCAAAAACAAAAAAGGTGACTGTAAAGACACATGATGGCAAAAGCTATTCTTATGCTTACGCTGATTTAGCGACAATGATAGAGACAATATTGCCTATTACATCGGATCATGGATTATCAATCGTGCAATTACCTAGTTTTCACGAAGGCAGAAGCACCTTAAAAACAAGGCTACTTCATACGTCAGGTCAATGGATAGAATGCGAACTACCTTTACGTACACAGCGTGAAGGCGCACAGGCTATGGGTAGTGCGCTCACATACATGCGAAGATATGGAATGAGTGCAATCCTTTGTTTAGCAACAGATGAGGATGAAGATGGTCAATTAGCGGACACAGACCATGTGGGCGCAACAGCACAGGTTAAGAAGGGAACACCTGTAGCTGACGTACCTTCTGCAAAAGAATCAAGGAAGTTTGTTAATGCAATGATTAAGGATGGCAAAAAACTTGCAGAAGTAGAGGAGTCAGGATTGATCGAAGATTCTATGAAAGAAATAGAAAAACTATGGTTAAGCAAACAAGACAAAATTGCTCAATTAAAGAAAGTACATCCTGATTTGCATGAAGAACTAAGGCAAGAATTTGGATTTCTAAGAGACAAACTACAACAAGATAGTGTTGGAGAAAGTGATGAGTAAACCAACAATGAAAACCTATAAGGTCACTAGGGTATCATCACTACAAGACATAGATGTTCAAGCTAAGAATGATAAAGAAATTATGCAACTTTATTACAAAGGGGTGGTTGACGAAATTTTATCTACAAAAAACGAGCATATCGACTATCAAATTGAAGATGAAGATGGAAACTTAATTCACGAACACATTTTTAATTAAAGGAGAAAAGCTAATGGGTAGATACGTATATCAAATTGAAGAATCAACTGTTGATACTAGGCATTATGTAATCACGACAGATGTTCCTTTAAAAGATATTGAGGGCGACATCATTGAATTGATGTCTCATGTAGATATTACAAAAGATGGTGATACCGCAAAAATAAGAACAGAAGGTGGTGGAGAAGGAAAAATCACTTTTGTATGCACAGAATATGGTGATGATGGACAAATGGACTGGACTGAAACACAAATAGAAGGGAAAGAAAATGGGTGAGGTAATAACATACGATGAGCATGGAAATTACACATCTAAAAATTCAATAGCTTTAATATGGTGCATTGAAGATGTAAAAACAGCATCAAAAGATATAGGTCTTGAGAGAACCCTTACGGATGATGAATGCATGGAAGTGTTGATTCATTGCCAAGAAAATTTGGATTGGAGTCATGGTTTCGGTTGGGATAACCTTCATTGGACTATACAAGAATTTTATCAAAATAAAGGAGAAGAAAATGGATAAAGAATATCCTGATAGCGTTAGGATTTTTCCTAATAGCGAGAATTCAAGTGGCGAAATAGATGTGACTGTATTCTTTCAAGTAAACGGAGAAGAACACAGACTCCGTATCTAACAAAAATACAAGAAAAGAAGAAGGCGATAATAGACCTGATTTGAACGTCACACTACGTTTAAACGGAGAGGACTATGAAGCAAATTCTTGGAAGAAAGAAGCTAGGGAAACCGGCAAACCTTATTATCAAGGAACACCAAAACCTAAATCTGTTGGATACTCTAAGTCTGAAAACAAACTGAAAGAAGTCTTAGAAGAAAAACAAAAAATTAAAGAGGATTTTCGTGACGATGACATCCCTTTCTAATGATTGGTCAGACAAGGTTAGAAGCCAAAGGTATCTTAATCTTGTCAGATCGCATGGGTGTCTAGTGTGTTTTATGCCTTCACAGGCGCATCACATGACACACGTTATGGAAGGATCAAGGGGTTTTAGAAGAACAGGGGATCAGTTTGCTGTTCCTTTGTGTCAAAAACACCATGAAGAACTACATAAACACGGAAATGAAAGTAATTGGTGGTCTTTGCAAGGCATTGATCCGATTGAATGGGCTGATAGAACATGGACAGAATTCTCGAAGAATGGCAAAAGGTAGAACTAACACCATCTGAAATGCTTTTAGCAAGTCAGTTAGGTGTAATGCGAATGGTGCAAAACATAAGAGACAAAAGAAAAAGCAAGTATGGCGCACCTACGGACTCTCAAGCATGGGCGATAAATATAATCGGTGCTATGGGCGAAGCATGTGTTTCTAAGTGGGGTGGAATATGGTGGTCAGGTGCTTTAGGAAACTTTCAAGCAGACGACTCAGGAAAACTACAAGTAAGAACAGTAGATCATCCAAATAAAAGGTTGATTCTGCATGATGATGATAAGGACGATAGACCATACATATTAGTTTATGCGGATGCACCTAATTTCTATATAAAAGGTTGGATGATGGGCGCAGAAGGAAAAAACAAAGAATACTGGTCTGATCCACAAGGAACAAACAGACATGCTTATTTTGTTAAGGATAAAGATTTAATAAACATAAATGAACTAGAACTAAGTATATGGCTATAGAAAAGAAAATGTTAATAATGAGCGATGAGCAGTTTATAGAAGAAGTCTTTGAAATAGCTTTTGGAGACAACGCTATAAACAAAAAGTTTGGCAAAAGAGAAGTCTTAGATCGTTTACACAGGTATTCATTTGATGCTTATCGTTGGGAAAGATCAGAAAACGCTATTTTAAGAAAAGGACAGGAAGATAAACACATAGAAGATTATCAAGATTTCCTAAACAGAAAGTACGTGTACGAGGAGAACGACAATGGATGAACAAATAGATTTACATGAACTGTTAAACAAATTAAACAACGAACAAATAGTTTTTTTGCTAAACATTATTTTTAATAACAGACCAACAGAAATTTATATAGGTAGATTTCCTGAGAACATTATACAGTCTGCCGGACTCAACAAAGATAACCCTGTATGTTTAAACGGAACAGTAATACAAATAAACACAGAATATTCGTTTACCGGTGAAGAACTGCCATTTATGGAAAATAATAAA